GACGCAGAGCTACAGGGTAACATCGCCACTATCAGGGAGCGCGCCCGCGACCTAGAGCGCAACGAAACCTACGTAGAAAAGTTTTTGTTTGAGTTGGAGAACAACATTGTCGGAACAGGTATCAAACTCCGCAGCGAGCCGCGCAACCCTGACGGCAAGACCGACGCGCTCGCCAAGCAAGCTATTGAGTGGGCGTGGCATCAACAGGGACAACGCGAGAATTACACTGTCACAGGGCAGCAAACTGAGCAGAGCACCGACCGTCTCGCAATCCGAAGCATCGCGCGGGATGGCGAAGTGATCGTCCGCATTATTCGCGGAGCTCCAAACAAGTTCCAGTTTGCAGTCCAACTGCTTGAGCCTGATCACCTTGACGCGACGTTCAGCGGCAAAGCGCCGAACGGAAATGAGATCCGAATGGGTGTCGAGCTGAACGAGTGGAAAATGCCGATGGCATACTGGATAGACATTAACCATCCAGGCGACTATTACCAGACGATGCAGACAGGCGGCCAACGCCGCACACGCATTCCGGCTGACGAGATGCTGATGCCGTTTCGCAGTAATCGCGTCGAGCAGACCCGCGGCGTGTCGTGGCTCGTTACCGCAATGAACCATCTCAAGATGCTCGGCGGATACGAAGAGGCCGAACTCGTGGCCGCCCGCACCGCCGCCGCTAAAATGGGCTTCTTCGTGAGCGACGGCACCGACTACGGGCAAACCGATCCAAGCAACCCGAACGCCGATTTCTCGATGGAAGCCGAGCCGGGTATGTTCGACCAGATCCCGCAGGGGTTAAAATTTCAATCATGGGATCCGCAGCACCCGACCACCGCATTTGAGGGATTCCGTAAGGCCATGCTGCGACGCGTTGCTTCCGGTTTAACGATGAGCTACAACACGCTTGCCAACGACCTCGAAGGCGTCAACTACAGCAGCCTGCGCGACGGCAAGATTACCGAGCGCGACGGCTACAAGGTCATACAGGACTGGATGATTGCCACTTACAAACGCCCGATATATTTGGCGTGGCTCAAATGGTCAATCGACATGGGAATGATTAAAATGAATCGCGGGCTTGGATCACCATTGCCATTAGCAAAAATTGAAAAGTTTGCCGAGCATTCGTTTATACCTCGCCGCTGGCAGTGGGTTGACCCGCTCAAGGATATGAAGGCTATGGAGCTTGCGCGCAAAAACAATTGGACATCTGACAGCCAGATTGTGAGCGAGCAAGGTTATGATTTGACTGAACTTTACGATCAACAAGCCGAGGACGAAGAGTTACGGATTCAAAAGGGCATCGAGAAACCGATTGACAAATCACTAACAAGTATCCAGAAACTGGATACACCCCCAGCAAGCCAATGAGTAAGATTAAACAAATCCCGCGTCACCTAAACCGCATCGCTCACGTCGAGCTGGAGCGCGGTTTAAACGTGGAGGCTCGCGAAGTTACGCTTTCGCTTTCGTCGGAAATGCCGATTCAAGACTTTCCCGGTGAGTTTACGATCCTCGACCACGGCACCGATGCCGTAATGCTTGAGCGCCTAAACACCGCGTCACCATTGCTGTTTAATCACGACCGAAACATGCACCTCGGCAAAGTCACGAGGGCATATATCGAAGATCGCAAACTCTACGTGATCGCCAGATTCGGCAACTCCGAACTGGCTCGCGAGAAATTTCAAGATGTGCAAGACGGGATACTTACGGAAGTCAGTGTCTCTGCAAAGATCCACGAAGTTAAGCTGGAAGAGTCCGAGTCGGACGGGGTTGACACCTACAGAGCTACCAAGTGGGAACCGCTAGAAGCATCGCTTGTCACTGTCCCTGCTGACATTTCCGTCGGAGTCAACAGAACCGCAGCCAACCAACCCGACGACCAATACATCAAAATTTCAAATCCTATGAGTGAACCAACCACACCCGCAACACCCGAGCCAATCGCTCGCGCCGAACCCACTGCAAAGCCAGTGATCGAATTCCGCACCGATCCTAAAGACATCGAGCGTAGCCAAAAAGCCGAGCGTGAGCGCGTCTCTGCAATCCACAGCCTAGCTAATCGCTATCAGGTTGAGGAAGCAGTCGTTCGCGACCACATCGACAACGATAAGCCGCTTGAAGCTTTCCAGGGCTACGTGCTTATGGAAAAACATAACGCCCGCCCAGTCAGCACGCGCAGCACTGAGCTTGGCCTTTCTGACAACGAAAAGAAGTCGTATTCTGTAACCCGCGCAATCCGTCAGTCCATGCGCTCTATGGAGGGCGGTGGCAAATTCGACGGCCTTGAGGCTGAGTGCTCCCGCGAAATGGAAAAGCTTACCGGCCGCGAAGCCAAAGGCTTTTTCATCCCGACGGACATTACCACCCATCAGTCGGAAAAGGTCACGCGCGACATGCAGCGCAACCTCTCCGCGGGTGTCGCCAGCAAGGGCGGCTACACTGTTGACACTGATTTGCTCGGTGGCTCGCTGGTCGAGTTGCTCCGCAATCGTTCTGTGCTTTCTGGCTTAGGCGTTCGCACACTCTCCGGCTTACGCGGAGACGTAGCAATTCCCACCGTCGCCGGTGGAGCGACTGCATATTGGCTCAACGAAAACGGTGAAGTTACCGCTTCGGATCAAGCATTCGGCCAAATCGGAATGACTCCCAAGCGCCTAGTCGGCAACACTGCATACAGCAAGCAATTACTAACGCAGTCCAGCATCGGCGTAGAGGCATTTGTCCGTGATGACTTGATGACAGCCTTGGCACTTGCTAAAGACCTTGCTGGCATCGCTGGCACTGGGGTAGGCGGGCAGCCTAAAGGCATCATGAACACGACCGGCATTGGCTCCGTGACCTTCGGCGCAACTGCAACCCGCGCAAAGGCAATCGAGTTTCAGACAGCCGTCGCAACTGCCAACGCATCACGCGGATCGCTGAACTACCTTACATCGCCCGCAGTTGCTGGCGCATGGATGGGCATCACCTCCGAAGCCGGAACCGCTCAGTGGTTATGGATGGGCAACATTGACGAAGGTCAAGTCGTTGGTCGCCCTTGCCAGTCGAGCAACCAGATCCCCGACAACAAGATGATCTACGGCAACTTCAACGATTGCTTGTTCGGCGACTGGGACGGCATGGACGTCGTAGTTGATCCTTACAGTCTCAAGAAGACTGGGCAGATCGAAGTCACAATCCAATTGCTGACCGACTTCGCCGTTCGCCACGCCGCCTCGTTTGTCGTGTCCTCGGACGCAGGCAATCAGTAACCACTGACCGACCTCGCAGCATGAAAATCATAATCACTCAGCCGACAGTTTGCGGCGGTAATCACGTCTCCATTGACGACGTTATCGATGCAACTGAATCAGACGCTCGTATGTTAATCCGTATCGGGAAAGCGGATACATACAGCGAGCCGCTGCCTACGCCGAGTGACAATGACGATCAGGGGCCTTTGATTCCATCCCGTATAGCAAAGGCCCCTCGCCGCAAAGTCAGCCGTTCAAAAACTTCAACCACAAAATAATCTAAGACCATGAGCATTCCAACCAAAGTAACTTCGCTGACCAATGTGTCAGTTCTCCCCGCAGCATTGCGCACAGCCGCAGTGGACGGAGCAGGTATTGACCTTCGCGATTTCAACGGCCAAGTGGTCGTCGTCGTCAACAGCGGCAACATCACCGCAGGCGCAACAAACTCAACGTTTCCGATTTCGCTGATGACCGGTCCTACCACTAGCATCGGCGATGCATCGGCCGCTACGCTGGATACCACCATCACAGCAACCAACGTGGGCTCTTTGCAGACTGCTGAGGTGGACACGCGCAAAGCCGATCGGTATTTGTTCGCGCGCTGCACGATCACCGGTGCCTCAGATCCCGCGTTTCCGATCTCGATCAGCTTGATCGGATCACCGCAAACAGCATAATTTTCGTTAGGGGTAACGAGAGAGTAAATACAACGGAAGGAGCGTCTCGAAAGAGGCGCTCCTTTTTTGTGCACGATAAGGATTGACTATAGCCTGCGACCGACACTAGGATGGTTACTTATCCTGGGGATCTCCCATTTAATCCACCTAAATAATAAACCTATGCTTCGGAACCGCTAAACAGCTAAAGCCGAATAAAAAAATAAACCACGCAAGAACCCGAAGCCCGCCCTAACACGGCGGGCTTTTTCGCGTCTTGCCATTTCAGCGTATCCAGTCCACAACTACACGCATGAGCGATTTTGACGACTTCTTTTCTAGCGCCGCGCCCGAGTTCTCGGCTGAGATGGACGATCCTATCAGCTTCGGCAGCGCCACCGCAACAAAGGTTGATTGCACGTTCGACAGCTTTGACATGCAGGTCGGATTCACGCGGTACGGCGACACCGAGAACGTGACAGCCCGCGCTGTCGTCGCGATGGCGGCGCTTGAAACTGTTCCTAAGCAGAAGAGCCGCGTTTACCGCCACAAGACACAGAAGACCTACTACGTCGTCAGCGTGAGCACGGACGCGGGACACGTAGAGCTGTCGCTTACCGACGAGGGAGCGAAACGCGGTAATGGCTAAGGGTAAAACAGGAATCACGCTCGACGATAGCGTCTATCGCCGTAAGATCAAGGAGATGGCTAGGCGACTCAATATCGTTGAGCGCGACCTAGTGCAAGAGCAAGGCGCTCTACACGCGATCGATATGGCCAAACGCACGCCGCCGTTCGTGCGGTTCCCTGGCGGCAAGTCCATCGGCACGAAAGCTGATTACATCCAGGGCGTCGAAGCGATCAGCCAAGACCTACTCAATATCTGCCGACCCAAAGACGCCGGGCTAATTGATTTCTGCGTCAAAACATTCGGGGTCGGATTCACGGACAAAGAGATTAGAGGCCGTGGCGGGCGCATAACCCGATACTCCTACGCCCGCATCGGCAGAGGGATGCAAGACATCTACCAATGGCACGAGTCGCACCGACAACCGTCCTCGGGGCGGACGTTCTACAGGGAGAGCATCAATACGATGTGGGTAGACGAGGACATGCTTGACGACTATATCGCATGGCGCATCCTTGCCATCGGCACCGCAAAGGCGTCGTTTTTCGGGGCGGCAAAGAAGCTTGACCCAGGTAACAAGACGCGCGCGCCCGTATGGGTTAAAAAACACGTCGCCAAATCTGGCGGCACTGGGCGAATCGTAGTTGATTCCAAAGGCCCGACAGCAACATACTCAGCAAGCGCTGCGGGCATACAGGTTCCGCTGCGCAGCATCAGAAGGGTTACGAGCAATCGGCTAAAGTCTATGGTTAAGCGGATGAAATACCTCGCTCGGCAGTCTGCAAAGAAATCAGGGTTTAAGTAGAGTTCTTGACTTTCAATTCTGTATCCATAAAACGGATACACAATGGCAGCAACATCCGAGCAGCAACTTTACAATTTCGAGGGCAACATGGAGGCATCGTTTCGCGCATGGCTACAGGCTAAAGCGCTCGAAACGACTGTATCGGAAGCCACCGAAACCGCCGACGACAACCTGATCTACGCGCAGTTCCAAGTCGGCACTAGCACCGAGCACGTGGGCTACAAGGCCGACGGCACCACGCAGGAATACGATCAATACGCCTGCACCGTATCAATCGTCATACGCACACGCAGGCACTCAGAGGACGAGAGCTCAACCGCAAGCATCAACACGCTGCATCAAGAGCGCGTCGGCTTAGTCCGCAAGTGGCTTTCAGTCTCGCAGGCGCGCGGCGGGGGTAACCTTGAAGGCTTTCTTACTCTCTACGAGTTGCAGTTCCTCGTCCCGCAGGCTGCCGAATACGACGTTGAAGCCCCCGACACGGACATCACGACGCTCAACTTTGCAGGTCAATTTTCAATCTTGCCAAATGCGTGGCCTGTATCATGATTCTGGATACACCGCATTTTATAAACTCACAACCAACCATATAATAC